GGTTCTTAATCCAAGAGAATCTAGTGGCAGCACCTCAACTTCACGATAAATACCAGGCTTTAGGAAATGACACCCGTTACTTTGTAGTGACGGGTGGTAGGGGATCCGGTAAGTCCTTTGCAGTAAATACCTTCCTAGCTTTCCTTACGATGGAGAAGGGTCATAAGATTCTGTTCGCTAGGTATACGATGGTCTCTGCTGCTACTTCTATTATACCAGAGTTCCTGGAGAAGCTTGAGCTGTTCGGTATTGCTAAACACTTTAGGATAACTAAGGATGAGATCTTAAATACAGCCACCGGAAGCTCAATAATATTTAAAGGTATCAAGACCAGCAGCGGTAATCAAACCGCTGCGCTTAAGTCCTTACAAGGTATTACAACCTTTGTCTTGGATGAAGCAGAAGAGCTTATAGACGAAGACAGCTTTGATAAGATAGACCAATCAGTCAGAGAGAAGAACAAACAGAATAGATGTATATTAATACTCAACCCAACCACAAAGGAGCATTGGATATACCAGAGGTTCTTTGCAGCCAAAAGAGTAGAAGCTGGGTCGAATGTATGGAAGGATAACGTAACATACATTCACACTAGCTATATGGACAACAAAGACAATCTATCTAATTCTTTTGTTGAGCAGGTAGAGATGATGCGTAAGAAGAACCCAAGGAAGTATCTGCACCAAATAATGGGTGGGTGGATTGACAAGGCTGAAGGTGTAGTGATCACCAACTGGAGAACTGGCCAATTCAAAGATTACCATCAGATTGTATACGGACAAGATTACGGATTCTCTACAGACCCCACAACGCTCGTCAGATGCTCTGTAGACACTGAACATAGGATTATGTGGGTCCAGGAGTGTTTCGTTAAGCCTGGGCTATCTACAAAGGAAATAGGGGAAAGGAACATAAGACACGCCTTAGACTCTATAATTATAACAGACAACAATGAGCCTAGGATGATCCAGGAGCTCAGGGAGGTTTATGGCTGTAATGTAAAAGGAGCTAAGAAAGGCAAAGGGTCTATCCTTTCAGGGATAGCCCTGATGCAAGACTATGAGATTATAGTAGATGCTAAGTCAGAGAATATAATCAAGGAGCTGAATAACTATGTATGGCACGCTCGCAATGAGCGGCCAATAGACAAGTGGAATCACTGTATCGATGCAATGAGATATGCTCTTCAGTTTGCAGAGATCAATGCCAAGCGCGGCACTTATGTGATTCGATAAATTCTTAAACGCAGTAGGGGTAGATTCTTAAACGCAGTGGCCCCGAAATTCTTAAACGCAGTAGGCCCAGGAGCCAGGATCCAGGCTCTTAAACGCAGTACCCCCTTAAACGCAGTACCCCCCGCGCGGGCCGCTTGGGCCTTATTTAGATTCATTATTGATAAGGTATTGATTTGCATAAGTCAATATATTTTTGTACGCGTGCGCCCGTACTTTAATTAATGGCTAGGGGGCCAGGCTAAAACCTGGACCCTATTCACTTTGCAAAGTTTACCAGGATAAAAAAACTTTTTTTTCGTCTCGACCTTGATTTTTATTTTTATTTGTTGTATGAATTATTGTTTATATAATGTTAATATGTTAAATAGGTTTTGTATATTTGAACAAAGCAAAAAAAATGTATACTAATCAAAAACATAACACAATGAAAATCAGTAACTTACAATTGAAATCAACAAAAAAGCAATTTAACACTAGACAAACTTTGCGCAATTTATCGGGCGGAAAGTATGAAATGATGCGCACGATTAAAATAATTTGGGCCAATGAAAACGACTTAAAAGCCCAGCTTTATAGCGCATTATCTAAATTGGATCAATTAGAACTAGACGTTTATAATGTAAGATCAAACAAACAATATAGCTCGATCGGTAACAAAATAAATGCTATGCGATTTAAAGTAAATGCAATAAACAAAGCCTTTATTTATAATTATGGGTATAGGCTGCAAGAAAATTTTAAATACACTTATTAATTAATCTTTAAAATCTAATCAAATGAAACCAATAAAAGAAACACAAAAACCAAAACAACCAAAACAACCAAAACCGGGGAATTATACGGCTATCGATCGTTTCGGTAATTGCTTTAAATTATTTATTAAACCAATAAATAAAATCAAATGAAACTAATAACAAACCTTTATTTATTTGCTTTTGGCGGTTATATCGTCGGGCATTTTATCAACTACTTTATTAACCTTTAATTATTACAAAATGAAAACTTTAAACTTTACAGAATTAAACAACAAAATTAAAAGCGGGCGGTTTTTTTCGCTTACCTACACCAGGGCCAATCAAACGTTGGGCCGGGGTGTATTTCGCAAAGGTGTAACTAAATATCTAAAGGGCGGAAAGCTAAAATATAATTTAGATGCTGTTGAAAATATCAATTTATTTAACACCAGGAAGAAAGCCTATCGCACAATAAAATTTGAGCGCATTATATCGGCAAAAATTGACGGGGTCGAGTATACTTTTTTTCGTGACCCTTGGTCGGACGGCGGCGAGATGGACCAGCGCATTAATAATATTAACCAATTAACAAATTTTATTAATAGATGATCAACTTTGACCAAAACCAGGAACAGCAATTTAATGAGCTTCTAAATGAAGCTTTTGAAAATGCACAAACTTTTGACGAACATAAAAAACAGAATAAAATGAAACAAAGAAAAGTAACACATTTAAAGACAAGGAAACAATACGAATGTTTCGTCGGTGATGACTTTATTATTAATTATACTTTAGAATTGACTGAATGGGCCGGGGACTATTATACCCCCGGTGCCGTTGATATTCAAATAATAGAGGCAGAGCTAATAGTTGACGGCAAAGGAACTTTAAAACTTCCCGACGGCTTTATTGAAAGTTTTTTAGAGTCTAAACTATTAAACATATAACAATGAAAAATTACACAATCCCGGCCCGGCTATTGAGCCCGGGCCACACCAACGCAAAGACAGCAAAGAACGAACTAAAAACTTTTATTTTATACCTGGCACCACATACCCAAAATTCAACCGGGGTCAATCTATGCCCTAAAGCCTCTAAAGGTTGTGCGCTGGCTTGCCTATTTAAGGCCGGCCGGGGGGCTTTTAATAGTGTACAAAATGCGCGCATTAATAAAACAAACTTTTATATCCAGGATAAAAGCCTATTCATTAAAAAGCTGGCCGGGGAAATAATAAAAGAAACCGCAAAGGCTAAAAAGAAAGGGGAGCAAATAGCTTTCCGGCTTAATGGTACCAGTGATCAAGATTTTGTATACCTATTGAAAAAGTACGCAGGCTTAGATATTACCGACCTGGCCCCGGTTTCAATTTTCTATGACTACAGTAAGATTTTAGGAAAGATTAAAAAGTATATTAATGCGCCTAATTATGTATTAACTTTTTCCAGGGCTGAAGATAACGAAGCCGAGGCCCTCGAGGCCTTAAGCCTCGGGGCTAATGTTTCGGCCGTCTTCTCGGATCAATTGCCGACCCACTATAAAGGTTTTAAGGTGGTAGACGGTGACACCAGTGACTTAGTTATGCTAAATCACGCGGGCGTTATATTGGGCCTCAAAGCAAAAGGAAAAGCCGCCCGGCTTGATGCGTCCGGGTTTGTAATTAATAGTAATAAACTAAACACAAAACAAAATGAGCAAATCACAGCAACAGTTTGAACACGCGCGCCAATACGCGCGAGACATTAAAAGGCTGTACCCAATTAACACAGCTTTAAAAATACTTGAAACAGATCACAAATACTATTTAACTAATGAAACTAATTTCAATCGACAAATTAAGATTGAAGAGTTTATAAAGCTCACAAAATAAAATATCAATAAATTTATAATAGCCTGGTTTTTAACCGGGCTTTTTTTTTGGGTATACTCAGCCCTTAAAACTAATCAACCAAACGAAAACATAGCCCCAGGAGCCCCTCAGAGGGCTTCTAAGGGCCTTAAACATATGAGCGGGACCCTACCCCTAGCCAGAGATTTGAGAGCCTCTAAGGAAAAGAACGTAAAACGGGCTTAATCGGTTATGTTATATCCAGTTTAATAAAATCAACGTAAAACGAGATCGGACGGTGTGTATATATCAGGTTTAATAAAATCAACCGATTCAGAAAAGAGGAATAGACTTTCAGATAAAAGTATAGTTACCCTAAGCCTCTTTATTAATACCCAGCAAGGATATCGAATTTTCATTTTTGTTCGTTT